TTGACAAATATACGCACTTTGTTTAAAACTACAATACTTTTTAACATTTATTTTTAACTTATTTTTGATTATTTTTTTAAACCCTTGTGTTTATTGGGTTTTCTGAATAGAAAAAAACCTTATCAATATTCATTCTAAATAAGAACAAGGGCAAATTACACCCTTATTCAAGGTTAAAGCACTTAATAAGGGTAATTTTTGCTTAAAAATGTAACATAATTAGGGATCGTGTTCGCTAAATATTATAATAATTCGGGGTTTCTGACAGGTTAAAACCTTAAAGTCTTTGCTGTTATTAAGGTTGTAGCCTTAAAATGTCACGTTTTTGCTGTTAAAAACTAGACAAATCTAAAGTCTGGGTTTAGATTTTAGTTGTAAATACAAAGTAGGCAAATCGGATCCGTCCCGTTTATTGTCAAAATTTGTGACAAAAAAAAAGGCGGTTGCTTCTAACTCCCGCCTTTAAAACTAACTATGAAATACAAAGATATTAAAAAATATGTGTTAAGCGTGCAATTTGACCAAATTCTTTATGGTGGATGTAGCCTTCAACGGCTTTCGGTACGCCTGTGTATCCGTTTTTGTGGTGCCAACTATCGCTCCCAGAAGGGCTGCGCAAAGTTTCAAACGTGCAACCGATCATATCTTTACTTGTTTTATGGTGTATGTGGTGGCTGTATATATACCTGTGTTTTGTTTCGCTCCATAAAATTGGGAACTCGGTTGCTAATAATAAAGGCAGGTTTTCTGTTTTCGCTCCGTCTCCGTGCGTGGTTCCTATCAAGTTGTTACCGTACTTAAATGCTTTGCGGTGTAGCAAATTAACGTTAAATGTGATCGTTGAATTAGCAAAGTGCGCTTCTATCAATTGCATTAAAAAGAAGCCGTGCGTTAGGTCGTGGTTGCTTGGGTTGTAGACAACTTCAACGTCTGCAAAACTAACTAATTTTTCTAAAAGTTCAATGTATAGGTTTTTTGCCATTAAAAAATTATCGTACCACATTCCGTCCGTATCTTGTGGTGTTCCTGCATTTGTGGTTCGCTTGTTATTATCGGTGTGTAGTATGTCGTTTCCTGCAACAAATAAAACTTTGTCAATATTAAACCCTTTCGCCTTGTCTAGGATGCCTTGCATTCCGTCTTTTGCGCGTTTAACCGCTATCTGGCTGTTGTAGTCTTCGCCTGTTTCGAATGCTGTTGCTAGTTTGCCTATGTGAAGGTCTGCAATGTCTATAACTAATAAATGCGTATCCTCGCTTTTAATTGTTTCTATGCTTCGGTATTTCGGTGCGTATTTTTTAACCTCGCTTATGCATTCGTCTTTTATTTTCTGGATCGCGTTTAGTTCTTCCTGTTTAAAGTTTGGGTTTTTAAAGAATAAACTTGCGTCTTTTGTTTTTAGCCATCCGTGCTTTACATCTTTGTCGTCTACTCCTGCTTCATCGGTTGCGTTTTTTATTCCGCGATATTGCATAAGCATTTGGATTTCGTCCTGTTTAAGTCGAAACCTTGCGCTGGTGTTTTTCATAAAAAATTTATATTAATGATTGTTTTGCGTACTTCCAAAGAAACGAAAGTAATAATCCAATTCCAACGCCTACAAATAAAAGATTTAAATTTCCTTTCGGGCGGTTCTTTTTAACTTCTGATTTTGCCTTCTGGCCTTCCGCGCGTGCCTTTGCTTTTTCTACGATCCTGTCTTTGTAGATTGTCTTAATCTTTATGCGGTATTCTATTTTTTTGTCTAGGCGGGTTTTTGGGATGTATTCTGTTTTCCATTGTACTATGGTGTCGTAAGTCTTTAAAAAAGTTTCGTAGTATGTGGTGTCAAACTTTGTAATTAATACGCTGTCTAATTTTGTGATCGTTAAAGTGTCCGCCGTGTCTTCGCAAACGTAACCCTTCTTTATTGCTTTGTTCAGGTGAAATTGTGCCGAACACGAATAAAGTAAAATGCTAGTAATTAGAATAAATAGTTTTGCCATTTTTTTTGGTTGCTTTTAATACTTGTTTCCTGTTTCTTTTGCTATAACTAACATGTACCCACTGCGGGTTTTCTTCGTTTCCAAACTCCCATATTAATTGATCGAACTCTAATTTATCTTTAATAAAATCAAAACCCTTTGCGCCTATTTTAATGTCCATTGCTTCGCCTTTGCAATGCTGGCTCGTTGAACTTCCCTTGATCATTTTATTTAATTGTGCGCTGCGAAAACCCGAACTAATTTTTATCGGAGTGTTTAAGTGAATTCTCAAAGGTTCGAATACGTTTTCACACAAAAGTTTTGCGGACGCAATTTGCGACTCGTTCATCTGGTTGTTTATTCCGTGCGTTGTTGCTGTCGGTGAACTTTGAAATTCTGCAAGTGTAACGTGTGCGCTTAAATTCATTTTAATTTGTTTAGGTTGTCTTTAACTTCTTTCGCTCGCGCAAATAATAATTTTGCCGACTGCCATAGGTCTATTGATTTAACTGCTTTGTAATTTTCGTTTATGCTCATTATTTCGATGCTTGCCAAAATCAAGGCTAGCACTTTTGTTAGCATTAATGGAACTGAAAAAAACGTTAAAATTATGTCGTTTAAAATAAAATAGTCTATTAAATAAAAAAGTATAACGGTCAGTTCGTAAAGTAATAATTTAGAAATTATTGCAGAAAGTTTGCGGGATGTGATTTGTTGCTTCTGGTGTTTTGCTTTCCATATTCCTGTCGCGGTGTCTGCTAAAATTAAAACTAATAAAAGCCCAAGTATTCCGCTAATTGGTAAAAAAAAAGAAAAGCAAATCGTTATTAGTTTCAAGAGTGAATTGTTTGCTGTGTAAATTAATAAATAAAATTGTGTTCTCATAAGTTTAAATCTTCTAGTGCTTCCGTCAAACTGAAAGTTAAATAAAAAAATAAAGTAACCCCTGCCAAATTAATGTATAATTCTGTGCCTTGACAAATCAAAGAAAACGAAGTTAAAAACCCTGCGATAAAATATAAACCTGCTAAATAATTACTTTTCATTTTATATTTAATTAACGTAACAACTATTTATTCCAAATGCTGAACTTGAACCTTCCGAGTTTGTTCCTATTACTTCTACGGTAATATATTTTCCCGAGTCGTGATTTGCTGTTAAGTAAGTATTTGCTGTATGTGGTGTTTGGTGAACTCCGTTCCCATACCATTTATATGTTAAAGTTGGTGAAGGGTTTCCGTTCCAAAGATTTGAAAGAATACTAATCGTGCCTCCAACATTTATATTTTCGGTTGATAACTCGGGCTCAGAATAATTAAAAGGTGGTGATAAAAAGTTTGTTGTAATAACATTACTATTACCTTGTCCCGTGCCTACTGCATTAGTTCCAAAGACTTTACAATTTATTTCCATATCTGCGTCTGCAATAAGTAAAGTATAAGTGTTATTTGTTGCCCCTACTATATTATCTCCTAATGAAACATTGTACCATTGATAAGTAAAACTTGTTGGTGAACCGCTCCAAGTTCCGTTTGTAGTTGTAAGTACATCTCCAACATTAACATTTGAACTATCTACAAAAGGCGCTACGGTATTAACGGGCGCTGTTCCTCCTGCGGTTACGCCTACAATATCGGTTAAACCCGCCCAAGATAAAAAGTGCGATTTCCCCCAATTAATTAAATTGTTTGCGGCTTGCCCCCATCCGATTGTGTTGTTCGCGGCTCCGTCTCCCCATCCGTTGCTATTTGCCATTTTCTATTTTTTTTAAATAAGTCTTTAACTTAACTATGTTGACTTCTTTTGGTTTGTAAGTTTTTAAATGTACCATCCTGTGTAGTTGTTGTTTGTGTCTGGGAACATATCGCTATTGCTGTTTGTGCTGTATTCTGGGAACAAACTAGTATTTAAAGTTATGTAATCAATAAATCGCTGCGTGTAGTGTTGCGCTATTTGCGTTTCTTTCTCAATTAAAAAGTCTATTTCGTTTTTGTCTGCGGTTGTGCTGTTTTCCGAATTGTGTTTATATACTCCTTTGTTGCTTATCGTGTAAGCCGCAAATGGCAAATAATATTTCATCGCTAAATGGATCAACATCGGCTTTAAATAAACGGTTGTAAGCGTCAAATAATTGCCCGACAAAGTATTTGCTACTATGTCCGCTTTTATCTTGTTTAGTAACTGCGTACCTGTGAAATTTTGCAGGTCTGTATCTTGGGCGATTTTGATATATTGTATAAAATTATCCACGTCCACATTTCCGTTTAGTGATGTGAACTTAACTATATCCTGCCGTGTTATTAATAGTGCTTCTGCCATTATCGTGTTATTACTCTTGGTTTTTGTGGGTTGCTCGGTAAAAAGCCGTAATTATCCATGTCAACTGGTCGCTTTGCTACAAGTTCTGGGTTGCTTACTATGTATCCGCTTATCGCGGCTTTTAATTGTCCTATTTGCTTTGCTTCGTTTATATTAATTCCCTTTCCTAAAGGAACAACATAAACTTGTTTATTCCAGCGGTGGTAGCAATTTCCCCCGCCTTTGTATAAAAATATATCGTAAGTTGGCGCGCCTTTCGGGCCCCATCCTTCGTTTACTGCTACGTCCTTCATTGCTACAATATCTTCCTTCCTGTATATTTTATTTGCGCTTATCATCTGGTAACAGAAAGGCCGCGTTTTTTCGTTTATTGCTCCTACAAATTTGTATCGAACAATAAATTTCATTTGTTTAATTATTTTATCTTGTGCACTTGTTACGTTTGGTCGCGCTTGCCCTGTGCTAATTAAATTAACGACTTTGCTTAGTAGACTTTGTTTGGGATCGCTGCTTAATAATTCATTTTCTTTATCGTCATTTTCGTAGTCGACTTCTTTTTCGTCTATTAAAATCCATTCTTTATCTGGTTCCTCGCCTAGATCAATTAATGCGTTTGTTTGTGCGCTCAGTTCTGTTCCTGTTTCTTCGGCTACCTGTTCTTCGTTCTGGGTGTTTTCTAGGTCTGTAAATTCTAGCGGTTGTAGCGTTCTAAAGAATAATTTTAAAGCAACGCCGTTAAATGCTAGGATGCTATCGAATGCGTCTAGTAGTTCTTCTTGGAATGGTCGAATAACCATATTGTCAAAAAGCACGGATGAATTTTTTAATTCGTCTGCGTTTGAACTGAACCCGTTTGTTGAAGCAACCCCAAATAAAAGCGGGCTTGTTATGTTGTGGCCTAACATTATTTTTTTTAAGCATTCATCGCTTAGGTATTCATAATGGCTTGGCGCGTCATTTAAAGGTATGTCTTCGACCGTTGTTTTTGATTCTGCGTTGTTGTTAAAAGCCACTATTACTTTTTGCCCCCTGCTCCCTGTTAGTTTGCTTAAAACTTTATTTGAAATAATATTTTGCTGTTCGTCTGTCGGTATTCCGTTGTTGAAATTTACAACTTTTGTACCACTAAATCCGTTCTGTACTTCGTTAATTAAATAGTCGGCTATTTCTTCCTCAAGCAACGTATATGGCACTGCTCCTTGATAGTCTGGATAGGCATAATATTTCATTCCAACTGAGTAAGGCTTGCTAAATAAAATCTCTATTTTTTCTTTGCTGTATCCGAAAGCGTTAAATCTAATCGGTGCGAATTTTTTGGGATCGTCCCAATTATCCGAATAGTAATAACCTGTTATTTGTCCGTCTTTGTCGCATTTTTCTGCTCGTAATAAATTAACAGGTATGTGGTAGGCTTTTAGTATTTTGTCGTGCTTGTCGTTGTAGTGAACTTGAACCGCAAATTGCCCGAACATTTTTCTATCCAGCACCATTTTTCGTACGTCTTCCTTGTGGAACAAAGACATCATTTGTGCGTACTCGTTTGGCTTTTTATTCGCGTCTAGGGCACTAAGACCTTTGCCGTATATTAATCGCGCTACGTTGTTTATAATAGCGTTGTTCGTTGTTGAGTTGCTGTATCTCTCAATTAAAAATTGGAAGTATTGGTCGCCGTCTTCGGTTAAAAAGTCCACCCAATTTTCGCGGTTAGTTTCCGAAATAACGGGGGATGTATATGCCGATAAATTTAAAACGTGTAGGTTATTCATAAACTATAAATTCATTTGTTGTGGAATTAGAAACGTATTGATTGTTGTTAACTGAAAACGTCACTAATGGTTGCGCGGTGCAAAATATGCGGTCTTTAAAAATTATATTATTTCCAAACTTTAAAACTAAAGTATAGGTGTGTCCTTCTATCAATGCGTAACTTGCTGTTATTGTATAAATGTAGTTTCCTGTGGTTATGGATGTGATCGTTATTGTAGTAGTAACATTTGTTTGTTCGTCTGTTATTTGCATAACATTAAACGTGTTGTCGCGTGGTATGCAACTGAACGTTTGCGGTGTTGTTGAAGGTGTTAATACTATCATATTTATATAATTAAATTTTTGTCTTTTTGTTCAATTTTCAAAACAAAAAAAAAGCCGAACTTTCGAACGGCTTTAAAAATAATTTTTTAAATCTTAAACAGAAATGATGCTTGCTCCAACTCCAACTTTCGCTAGAATTTGTGTATTTCCGTATGGAGCAGCAATATCTACGTGATTGGCTGGTATAATTTCTTCGCCCTTCATCGAAATTGTATAACCCACTAGGTCGCCCATCGCTGTGCCATTTGATATTAACGTTGTAACTACGTCTAGTCCATTTTCTAAACCTGCAAGCAAAAATTTGTTGCTAAAAGTTTGTATAAGTACTGTTGGTCGTCCCCACGCTAATAGTTTCATTTGCTTTGTTTGTGAAGCAGTTAAACCCTTTGTTGTAAAAGTTAAATTTTGCTCTACAAATGTAGTACCGTTTTCTCTTGAACTTGTTATTGTTTGTTCAAAAGTATTCGCTCCCTTTAATTCATATTTGTAAAATGGAGTAGTTGCAGGTGTTAATGTTACAAGATTTAATTGGTCTGATGTGTCAGTTCCTGCCGTTCCATAGTTTGCAGTTGGTTGAGTTCCAACAACCCCGTAATTAAAGAAATAAATCGCTTTGATTCCCCCTACGTTGTTCTGGCAGTCATCTGCGTATCCGTGTGTTATTAATTCACAAGCCATTGTGTGTGTTTTTTTATATTATGAATAAAATAAAGCGGAACTTTTACGCTCCGCTTTTTATTTAATGTTATGCTCCGTAAGTTACCGCGTCAGATGCAAATCCGATTTCAACTCCTGCGTTGTATCTTAAAATAACTCTTACATTTGCGCTGCCGTCAAGATCGGCCATGTCTAAAACTTTCACTTCATTTTGCGAATTTAAAAGTCCGCAGCCGAAATACAAGTTATCTACTGTTGTTGCAATTGCATTGTCTGCTCCTAGTCCGTTAGCCATGAAGATTGGAATACCATCGAAAGATAAACTTCCGTTTGTGAACCATTGCGTTCCCTGTGCGTTTGTTCCTGCTGCTCCTAATCCACTTGCTCCAAAACCGCCAAGTGCACGAACGTACAATTTAGCAATTTTTTGAGATACATAAATTCTTAATCCTTCGTTTCCGTAAAGTGACGCAGGGATTAAATCTACAATTCTTCCAAGTTCTCCGATTACTGTTCCTGCGTTTAAAGCCGCGCCTACTAATGGTGTTGTTACTGCTGGTGCACCTGCTCCGATTAACTTTGCTTTTAAACCTAAATATGAACCTGTTGTTGCTGTTCCGCTCCAGATTGCTGTTTCTGTAGCCGCTGCTACTTTTTCTGCAACGTGTGCAATTAAGAAATCAGCAAAAGTTTTAGGCAAAGTTTTAAACCCGCTGTATCCAAGTTCTGCCGATTGCCAATTTGCAAAAAGATCATTTTTACAAAGTTCAATATTTACTTGTAATTCTTTTGTTTCTAATACGCTTTCAGTAAGTGTTACTGTTCCTGTAGGTGTGAATGCGCACGAAGCATCGGTTACTATGGTTCCTGTTGCTACTTTTTGTATTACTTGCTTAAATGCTACATTCGGAAGTATTGTAACTCCACCCTGCTCTAATGTTGGTGCACTTAGAAGTGCTGCTGCGATGTACTTGCCTGCGAATTCGCCTGCGTACGTTTTTCCTGCTGTTACTGGATTTGGCATTTTTTATTTTTTTTTAAATTGTTTATACTTATTTTAACTTACTTATTTTATCCATGATTAAGTCCATTGTTGATCGTGGTCTTTTTGATCCATAATGTACGCTTTCAATTTCATTCGTGTTTTCTGGGTTAAAAGAAATAGGTTTAACTTCTGATAGTTCGGTTGCCTCATTTGCAACTGCGTTAACTTTTGACAAGTTTTCTAATTTCGATTTTAACTCTATGTTTTCTGCTTTTAATTTTTCTATGTCTGCAAAGAATGTTTCTTTTACAATGCTTTCAACCGTCTTTTTTGCGCTTGCTTCTACTTCTTCTTCTACTTCTGTTTCTGGTGCAACTTCTGCTTCTGGTGCAACTTCTTCTTCCGTTGGTGCATCTTTTACTTCTAAAATAATGCCTTCAACTTCTACTACTAAAATGCGGCCATCTTCCAATTCGTACTCTCCAATCGGAACAGGTATTTTTTGTTCGTCTTCAGTTATGATAAAAACTTCTTTATCAGTTTCGAATGTGTCGGCTTCAAAGATTGTGATTCCGTCAATTAATTTTATGGTTTCTAGTTTTACTTCCATACCTAGTAAACTTTTAATCTGGTTGATTACGCTTGTTTTCATTTTTCTGTTTTTGGTTATATTAATATAATTTAGGTTTTATTTATTTGTTGTATTTTCAAATTAAATTTGTCCTATTCCTTGTGCTTGGAGACTGCCATCGCAACACTTAATACTGTACTTTTTTCCGTCTTTACATAGGCATGCTCTTGTGCCACCTTTGGGGCTTGTTTGCGATTGTTGTACTGGTTTTTTAGTTTTATTGCTCATTTTGTTTTGTTTTTTTAGTGCTTCTGTAAGCCACGCCCACGCTCTAGAACGCAGATCTCTTAAAAAAGGTATTACGCCTTCACACAAAGTTTAAGTTCGTTACATCGCTTTAAAATCGCTTTAAATCGCATTCGTGGTTTTTGTGTTTTTTATACTTAACGGCCTTGTTGAGTATAAGTTTTCGCGTAATTTTTACTTGATTTTAGTTTGCTATTTTTGGTTTTTGCGTGTACTCCTGCGCGTTTAACTTTTGGTTTTTTAAGATGTATTTTGG